ATCTTCAAACACACTGTAGACAATTTTTCGTCAGCGTCAAGGTACTTCTGCATTGTGTCCTTGTCGCGAATTTTTTTAGGAAACGGGTTCTCTATGTATACATCAGGATCTGCTTTACCACTGAAGTATTCATACCGTTCGTGTCGAATATTTTTCTTCTGCTGTTCTGCCTTCTTTCTCATTAGAAAGATGGTATTGTATAATTCAAAATACTTCGCGTGAAGTGAGGGAATGTTAGTAGACTCATTGTGTAGATTATCCATGTCAATCTTTGAGTCTTTCTCCCACATCTCTTGAAGTTTATCAAGATCAATCATAAATGTTAGTCAATATCGTATATAGTATACTTGAAAGATACCTCAGCGGTAAAGTATTGATAGTCCTCACTAGTAGCATCAAAATCTAATGCTGACAGACTGTAAGGAAATAAGTCTTTGAACTTGACTTTCATAACTGTATTATAACTGCTTCCAAGAACTTGTAAAGTTCCATCGGACACAATATTCAAAAGAGATTTGATTGGTTGATTGAAATCATTAACTTCCTCTTTCTGCAGTTGAATAATTTCATCTAGAGTTTCTGGATATCCTAGTCCACGAATCCAGTTGAAAATCTCTTTGTAGTTCTCTAAATTTTCATCTACCAAAAAACGGAAGGTGAAATCTTCAAATGTAATTTTGTCACCTGGTTGAGGAATGTTTTTCAGGTAGGTTGGTTGTTCAGCAATACCCAATTGCATTGATGGGATGTTTGCACTATTACCTAAAAACGCTACTTTAGGTGCCCTGTTCAAGGTTAATTTAAAACCTTGAGGTGATAGAAAATTCCTATTTTCTACCTGATTATCATATGGGCTTCTGGTGGCAGTCATTTATCCTTTCTAGTTATTTAGATAAAAAAAGGGGAGTCCGAAGACTCCCCTTGCACTTCCTTCACACGTAAGGAAATTATATCACATGAGGTTCTTAACAGCAACTCGTCTGTAGTAACGGTTTGCGTTGATGTGCAGAGCGCCGAGTCCCTGGTTGGTTCCTTCAGCGAATGGGTTAGCAACAAGACCGTAACGAGTCTTGAAGCCAATCTTGGGCTGGAAGGAGTTCTCTCCAACTGCACGAACCATCTGAAGAGGAACGTATGGGCAGTAGAAGATACCAGCGTCATAAGGAGAAGTACCCTTATAACCGACGACGTAATACTGGTTACCAGGAGTTCCGTTGCCAGAAGTCAGGTTAGCAGCATAAGGATCGATGTAGACTCTGTACTTACCTTGCAGGACACCTGCGAAGGTGTTACCAGTGTCATCGACGGTGAGGTTAGCGTTGAGTGCAGGGGTGTAATCCAGAACACCAGCCATGGTGAGTGCAGATGCTACGTCTGCGGAACACAGGATGATGTTGCCCTTTCCTCTACGAGTTCTTTGTGCGATAGCGTTCGCATCTCTCTCGATTTGGAACAGGAGTCCCTTGAACTTCTCAACACTCCATCTGCCGTTAGAGTCAACGTCTAAGTCGAAGACGCCAGCGGTAGCGGTGTTTTGTACAGCACCTTGCTCAGCAACCTTGTAGATGGTTCTGATGACTTCACGGTTGATTTCAGCAAGAATCTCAGTGCTAAGGATGTTAGCGAGTTCTGCTTCAGCGTTCAATCCGTGGATTGCCTTCAGATCCTGTGCCAGTTCCAAGGAGTACTCAGCTTTGAGTGCTCTGGACTTAGCGGTAACGGTGACTTTCTCGATAGAGAACGCCATCTGGTTGAATGCATTAGCACCTGTGTTCAGGTTCTCAGCATCACCAGTTACCATCCCTTGTCCAACGTTGTAACCGATGGAGGATGCAGTACCAGTTGGGTTCAGGACAGCGGGGTTGGAACCAGACTGACTGGTTGTACCCATACCAGCTGCACCATCGGTGAAGCCGCCTTCTTGATCGCGTCCGAAGTCCTGTCCAGAGAATGCGGAATCGACTTCATCATAGAAGGTTTCCGAACCGCTCTGATTCTGATAGCGGGAACGCATTGCGAAGATGAGTCCAGTAGGACCGCTCATTGGTTGAACTCCAGCCAGATCGTATGCGATCAGGTTAGGCATGGAGCGTCTGATTAAGGAAATCAGAACGGGGTCGAAACCAGCGGTAGGACCAGCAGCAGCGGAACCGCCACCGAAACCACCTTCAGCACCAGCAGCGTTAGCAGCGTTGGTGGGGGTTTCCATAAGCATTCCACCTTCGTTGAAGGCAGACTGCTCACGCATGAATTTTTCTTGGTTTTCGAGCAGGACGGCAGTAACTGCCTTTCTGTGGGAATCCTTAATAGGATCGAGTCCCTCATAGTTGAGGAGAGGTGCCCACTTTTCCTGCAGATGCTCAGATTGGAACATTTGCTTTACCTAAAATAGTTAAAAAAGTTTGTATTGGGTTTGAATTATGTTAAATTCAATCACTTACTAATGTTGCCCATGGTTCTCAGATAGTGAGCCATTGCGCCAGAATGAGTTACGGGTGCAGTGTCAACACCTTCGGAGAGGGTTTCGGACTTAGCAGTGGTAGGAACCTTGGAAGAGAAATACGACTCCTTCAGGGTTTCCAGTTTTTCACGATATTCTTCTTCACTTTCAAACTCAACACCTTCGGAAAGTGCCGCGAGCTTCTCTTTCTGTGTCTGTGCAAGACCTTCAGAGACTTCATCCAGGATTCCATCAGCAACCGACTCAGAAAGACGCTTGTTGAGGGAGATATTCTTCTCGATTTGCTCGTTGAGTTTTGTCTCCATATCATCAAGTTTTTCTACCATACTCTCAAGTACATCATACTTATCTTCAGGGATTGTTACATAATGTTCTTCAAAAAGACTCTTCATTCCGCCAAGGAATGATTCAGTCATCTCAGTCTTGAGTCCTGCCTCGACTGCAAGAGCGTTCTCATTGAACCACTCGTCAGAGACATACTCAAGGTAGGAATCAACACGCTCTGCGAGTTCTTCCTTAGCTTCTGCTACTTGCTCGTCAAGAGCAGCAGCATACTTTGCTTCGATTTCTTCTTTAATAGATGCAACCTTTGCATTGATTGCTGCTTCAAAGATGGTTTTTGCCTTCTCTTTGAATTCCTCGGAGAGTTCTTCACCACCGAGAAGAGCATTGACATCTTCTTCGATGTCATACTCAGATTCAGCAACAACTTCCTCTTCAGTAGTCTCTTCTTCAGCGACTACTTCGTCAGTTGTTACCTCTTCCTCTTCGATGGTTTCTTCGGTATCGAGTTCAGTCTCTTCCATGGATGCCTTACTACCTGTCATGGGCATAGCAGCTTTTGCTCCTTTGTTAACTACATCCTTAACTTGCTTAAGGGTGCCACCGGGAGTCTTCAGCTTTGCTGAATCGTCATCGGTTCTGTAGTTCTCGGGGGTAGGACCTCCAAGATCTTCGTAACTACCAGTTTGTCCTGGGGTGGAACCTGTCAGTCCTGCCATTGCCTCTCCTGCTTTAGCGTTTGCGTTTACAGCAGTTTTGGATTGCGTAGTGCCAGCTTCCATTTCTTGTAAATTTTTGTCACGCGACATTTGAACTCTCCGATTTTACCGTATTAAATCTATATTTATTTATAAATTAGAATATTTAATGATTGTCAATATCAAAGGTTATTGAGAAAGGAATTGAACAAGTCCAACTTCTTCTCATCCAGTTGTTTCTGGGTAACTAATGTGTTAATTTCTTTGTATGTTTTTTCGACATACTTCTCACGAAGAATGCCTCCATCCCATACCCAATCCTTACCTTCCATAATGCCTTCAACAAAAGCATCAGGGGCAGAAGGATCGGCAACAATATCAGCAGCAGTTGCTAACATGAAGTCGTCACCGACAACATTGATTCCCTCTTTCGTCATCTTCAGAGAACCAATACCTCTAGAAGACACTCCGAGTTTTACACCTTCTTCAATAAGAGAAGATGCAATCTTACCCATGGGTGTATTCAGAAGTTTTGCTTTTCCAACAAAGTTGGAACCACTTTCTTTCAGAGAAACAATTTTATGTGAAACTCTGTCTAAGTTGACGGTAGGACCGTCAGGATGTCCGAGTTCACCAAGTGCTCTGCCTGCTTGGACATGATTTTCATTGTAACGAGAAACTTCCTTACGAAGAGTCTCCATAGGGTACATTCTACCATTACGGTTTTTGATGTTACCCTGAAGGAATACGCCTTCAATATACATGGATTTCTTGCCGTTCTTTTGCTCGACAAGAAACTCTACTGTTTCGATTTCTTCTCTAATGAGTTTCATTTTAGGCAATTCCTGTGGTTTGAACGGGTTGAACATGAATAGAACCGCCAGTACCATAGGAAATGGCAGCGACTTTGACGGAGGAAATCAATCGTGCATCAGTTGCACTGAAGTCAGTAATAATTCCTGAAGTATTTGCAGTTAGTGTTACTCTAGTTTGATGGAATCCATCTACACCAGAAGTAGTGTCAACGGAAGCAACAGCAACGTGTGCCAAATCAGTGGTATATTGGGCATCACTGATTCCGCTTGCTTGAAGGGTTACAAATTCACCAACACCAAATGGCATTTGGGTTCCTTCTGGACAGGTAACAATAGTTGTTGTACCAGTTGTAATTCCAACAACTCTTTGGGATGCCTTAGTGACACCGATACCAGCAGAAGTTCCAGCAGGAATAACATAATCACTTAAGGATGCTGTAGGATCTCCACCAACAGCAACATATGCATCAGTATTGAGAGCAGTAATTCTCAATACACTCGATGTAACATTAATTGCACCCGTCTTTGCAGACGTGCCTGTAGTCGCAATACTTGTTCCTGCACCAATCGGTTTATGCGCCATTATCCTTTAAAGTTCATTTATAATAGTTATTTATTCTTCTGTATCTTCCACGTCATCTACATCTGCTTCACCATCAATTTCGGTGTCGCCATCTTCAATCTCCAAACCAGAGTCATCTCCGAATAAAGAGTTTGCAGCAACTGGACGGAAAGCGTCGATTCTTTCGGCAGACTTAGCGAAAAGAATATCCTTGATTTTATCGCTGATTTGTGATGGACTTTCGTCCGACACAATCATATCCATAAGTTCATCCATTTTTTAATACCTTTGGTTGTGTGTATTTATAACTAGATTTCGCCCCCTTTGGGCATCTTGATTTCTGGTGCTTCTACAGAAGAGTCATCAATCTCAGGTTCCATTACTGGTGCTCCTAAATCACCACCACCTGCTACTGGTTGTCCAGTCGCAGGATCTACCATCATTTCTGCAGGATCTGGAATTACTCCATCCTTGATTTCTTGTGCAATCAAATCATCCTGCTCAATAATTTCTTCATCGGTTTGACGGAGAACCTTACGGCGAATATAATCTTGAGAATAGTATTTGCCAATATATGGTTCTGCACTCTGAAGAAGTCCAAGTCTTTCTTGCATGAGTTCCGATTCTTTCAGTTCACTGAAGTGGTTGTCATACAGGAAGTCATATTGAATATGCTCACTCATCAAGTCCCAATCTTCGGGAGTGATGACATTCTTGAGTAACAGTTGAGTTCTCAAAATATCATTGAACATGTTAGAGAATCTCTTTCTCAAACGTCCAACAAACTTGCTGAATTTGACTTCATCTCTCAGAATTTCGGAAGAACGTCCAAGATTGAAACCACCCTCTCCTTCAATTCTAGATACGGGTACGTTCAATGCCTTATATAACTTTCTCTGGAAGTAGTTAATATCGGTGATTTCGCCAAGATTTTGTCCACCAGGAAGAGTAGTAATCTCAGTTCCTCTACCACCTTCACGTCTAGGAAGCCAAAAATCCTCCATCATAGACATGAATTTCTTGTCATCACGAATCTCACCAGTGTTTGCATCATAGACAAGTTTGTTTCTATAACGCATCATGACATCACGAAGGTATTGTTCTGCCTTTTGCTTAGGCAAATTACCAACATCGATGTAGAAAATTCTACGTTCTGGTGCTCTAGACAAACGATAGATAACCAGAGAGTCCTCAATCATTCTAAGTTGATTGAGTGCTTTGATTGATTTGTGAAGATATGAAAGAGTAGAACCTTTGATTCTATCGACAAGTCCAGATGAGCAGTATGTAACTGCATCTTTCGTCATCTTAATTTTAGAACCACCGCTACTAGTGTTAGTTGCACTAGGATATACATCCTTAGGAGTGTATTCAAAGTATTCTTCAACCTCAGGAAAATCATAATCCATTGGATTCTTTGCACCAATGGCAGCATTTGCAAGACGAATTTTGTCTTCGGGTTTTGTTTTGAGTTTTCTTACATAACGCATCTTCATTGCGTCAATGTAACGAAGTTCCTGAATCCCCTCTTGGGGTTTCTTCATATCGATGACTTTATGATAATAAAGTCTACCGTCAATATACCAATTCCTATAAATTTCGTGTGCCTTATTATTAAAGTCGAGTAAGTCTAAAACAAACTTAAACTCTTCTCTAATTTTTTTCTTAATACCATCACTCGCCTTAAGATTTGACAGTTCAATCTGAACTGGTGTATCTGAAGAGTCCGAAACAATTGCTTCGTTTACAATATCTTCAATTGCACTATCAACTTCAGGGTGCAGGGACATCTCCCTGTACCTCTTGATTAACTCTGTTTCAGTTCTATATACTCCCTCAATATCTACATAAGAACCAAAAAAACCACTCGTTAGGTAAAAGTCATTCCCGTCCGCATTATTAGGCGGGACGGGAGAGACCGTATCCTTACTGAGTGGTTCGTTGTCTTCAATTGAAAAACCAAATAATCTAGCAGACATTAGACTCGGAACTTTTTACCTGATATATTTATATTATCAGATAATGACTGTATTTGCCTGATCCGAAGCAGAACCTGCTGCAGAGTTAGAACCAGATACAAAGTACTGAACCTGGAAAGTCACCTGGAATTCCTCAATCGCATTCTCATTTTCATAAGAAAGTTCGATAGGGGAGACTGTTGTTGGGAAGATACCTTCAAAAAAGTACGTTTTGAGTGGTTGAATACCTGCTGTACCACCAGCACCATTTCCAACACCACTGTTTTCAGAAGAAAAACGTCCTTGGTTGTATCCTCTACCAAGTTGATGAACAACACCGTTGCCCATGTAAGCATCAGGTTTAGTTGCACCAGATGCATCAGACAGTTTGCTGATACCGTTCATCCACTGCTCGAAAGAATTTCTGAGTTTGAAATCTTCGTCGTTGATGACTGTAACAGTCCACTCATCAAAGGTTCTGTCACCAGCAACCTTCAGAGTTCTACCTCTAAAAGGAATTTCAATTGGAGTGACATTAGAACCAGGCAACTGAGCTGCTTTGCACAAGAACTGGAATGTTTCATTGTCCCAGGCAGGTGCAAACTTGAAGTCATTGATGTTGACTTCAAACAGATTAGAGCGGGCACCGCCGCCCTGTAATCTGGATTTAAATTGAGAGATAGTTTTAAGGTTTGACATTGTTAGAATTCCTCCGTTTTGGTAATTATGTTATCAATCAAACTCTGCCAGTCACTTCCTGGAAATCAACGCCAGTTCTAGTAGCAACGAACGTCAGGGTGACGAAGTTGATGGAACGAGTTGGTTTCAAGAAGATGTCTGCGCGGAATTCATTGTTATCAATTACACTTGGAGTGTTGTTGGTTTCATCACAGATTACTCTGAAATCAAAGAGTCCTCTCTTCGCCTGCACATCGCGGAGGTAAGGTTCAACAACATTCAGGAAGTTGTTACGAGTGATTTCATCGTTGAACTCGAAGAGTTGGTTGTTAGCAATTCCTTCGAGTGCCTTCTCAACGGTAAGGAAGAGACGGCGAACGTTGATTCTGTCGAACGCGGATGCGAAGGACAATCCAGTTCTATCACCGAAGAGAATGACGCCAGAACCAGGTTGATTGATGATAGCGTTGATTCTAGACTCATACAGCGAGTCTCTCTGTGCCTTATTGGGGTTGTATGCAAGTTTGATTGCATTATTCAGAGTTCCTCTGTTAGCACCTGCGGGAGAATACCAAGGGAACTGTTCAACTTCAGTTCTAACCATCAATCCAGCAACGTCAGCGTTGGTTGGAAGGAATCTAAACTGGTTGTTGAATCTGTCATAGGTGTACTTGTAACCAGAATCAAACACCGCATAGGATGAGGAGTTGATAGGCGCGAAGAACTTGATGACGTTATTCGTCTGATCTGCTGCGCTGGTTACGTTAACGACATTTCCTCTATCAGGAGAGATGACTGCAATACAATCCTTTCTATCGTTTGCGATAGAGATGAGTTTGTTTGCTTTTGCCTGAGACTCTTCTTCAACGGAAAGTCCAGGTCCGTTAATCAGGAAGTCAACAGTTTGCTCATCCTTGTTAGCGAACAAATCGTAAGACGCTGACAAGTCTCCCAGAGTTGCGGCATATCCACCCTGATCGGTGTAAACCTTACCGCCTGCGAGATTGTAAGTAACGTTGCCCAATGCGGCGAAGGTTACATCCTGAGTATCTTGTGCCCAGAGTCCGTTTGCAGTGGTTACTGGAGTAAAGTCGGTAGAGAATCCAGTTGCTCTTGGTTCGGTAGCATGATATGCATCCAATCCTGCGGATGGATTTCTTCCTGCGTAGACGTATTGAGATCTTTGTGCGAGGAAGTCCTTGTAGAAACTTCTTTCTGGAGACTCAACGGAGGATACGCCATCTGCTGCTTTAGAGAGGAACGTATTGCTCTCAAGAATTGTGCCCTTGACACCAGTGACAGTACCGTTGTCATCAACGATAGCGACGTGCATCGCATCACCTTTACTGTTTCTGTCAAGACTATATTGGTTGGTTACAGGCTTGCTTGCAAGTTGCTTCCAGAAAATAGTTGAGTTAGTCAGCGAAAGTGTTTGTCCGTTGTACCAGTCGGTTACAGTTCCAGCAGTTCCTGCGAGAGCAGCAGCGTGTCCGCCACCAGTATTAACACCAGAGTTGTTAACAAAGTGAAGGGTATCTCCAGTCTCAATGGAAGAGAGAGGATCGTTTTCTTTGTAGGTAATTGCGGTTTCTGTTCCTGCACCAGAGACTCTAGAAACAATTTTAACGTCAATTGTAGATGCACCGTTTGTTGCATCAGTGCTAACGCCAGTGATGATTGCCTTAAGATGTCCATCAACGCTGGAAGTTGTACCAATGCCAGCGAGAGTTCCAGATAATGTGGTGGTAACACCGAAACCGATTGTGCAACCAGCGTTGCCTAAGTCAGTTGTGGTAACACCGATTACCTGATCTGCTAAGTCGTCGATGAAGCAAACCTTCAGTCCATTACCCCAAGTACCTGGAGTTTTTGCTGCATACGTGAAGTTCTGAGCGTTGTCAGAATAATTCGCTTCGTAGTCGTCGAAATTCTTAATTTTTGCTGAGGTTGTGCTTGCTGCACCAACACCAGCGTTTGCGTTGTTAAGGTTTGCACCGTTCGTTCTTACAACCTTAAGAACGCCTCCATAAGAAAGGTAAGAGGCTGCGCTCATCCAATATTCGTACTGTCTATCAGTAGAGATTGGTTTACCAAAAACACTGATGAGCTGCTGCTCAGTTGTAATGTCTACTGCTTCGTCTACAGGTCCCAGTTCAAAAGGTCCTGCAATCGCACCAACGTTCGACAGAACGTTATCAGCTCTCCCTAAGGTAAGATCAACTTCCCTCGTAATTACACCGGGAGATAATTGAGGAGTTGCCATGCTAGTTGTCTCCGAGTCTCAAGTTTATCTGTAGATATTTAGAATTTAGAGCACTTTCAGAGGGGAAACATGACGTGAACTACCAGTCTGGATATTCCCATAGGTTATTACATCTTTTAGTTTCTCTTATTCTTTTTATCGTGCATTCCTTACACTCATACGAATATGATGATGCTACTGGACCTCTATCTTTTCTAGTTCTGTAAAATCCCTCCATTAAATTTTTCTCTTCTCCGCAGATACGACACTTCCTGTCTGTCAACAACAGATGTCCTAACTTTATCTGCTTATCAAACTCCATTACCTATAGTTCCACATATAATCCATACCGCCTGCAGTATTTCCATATTCAGATGCGTTATACCATCTATCTCCATCTTCAACAAAACTACTATCTCCTAATCCATCATCTAAGAATCCAAAAGGTGCCATGTCCTGTTCAATCTGATTCTTTTGCTCTTCATACAATCTCTTACGAACATCCTGATCGGTAAGTTCCTTGAAATAGTCCATTTGAACTAACCAAGCATAGATGACGAGACACATTGCCAAGTCATCATTGCACCCTTCCTCTGCCTCAAATGAGTTGTGTTTTGAGATAAAGGTTGTCAACTCTGAGATAATCTCATAGTCTGTGAAGAGAAGTTTGTTTTCTTCAATTAGAGTCTTTAAGTTCAGAGAACCAACCTTCTTAACGGTTTTAGACATCTTGACACCTAACTGTGTCTTCTTACCAGAGAATCCTTGTCCAACAATTTGTCCTGCTCTACCTCTCATAGAACACATCAATAAATTTTGATACTCCAAATCATATTGAAGAATACTTGCAACCTGATCTCCAATATCATTTACTTCGCATAAAATATATGCGCTATTGTAACTCTTTGCTAATTCGTAGATAATGTTTGGGAATAGCATAGGTTTAATATCATTATTTCTATACTTTCCAACAACCTTATGCGGAAATTCTGTAATATCTACGATTACAAATGCTGAGTAGTCTTCGCCAACACCTCTCGCCACATCAACCGTCATTACATAATCATGTTTGTCTTGAGGTTGCTCATAGATATCCAATCCAGCATTTCTCTTGATTGGGTTTTCGTAGATAAGAGAACGTAATTTACTGGGAGCGATTAGTGTATCAACAGAACCAAGGAACTCACACTCAAACTCAACCTTGAACTGTGCTTCAGATGTGTTTTTAATTGTGGTTGCTTTCCACTTCTCATCACGTCCTGGAACT